TTGCAGTTGGAACAGGCCCACCCTGAGGAACCATTTGTCCTTGGGGTCCACCCTTAAATCCTGGGTTTCCGCTTCTGTCTTGGTCGTCTATTGCTAAGTGTTCAGTCATTCTTTGTATAAACTCCATCGCTTGTTGAGCCAACATTGGGTCTATATTCGGGTCTGCTTCCATTTCTGACTTCACCGATAGGATTGCCATCAAGTGTGACAGTTTGTGAGAGTTAGACTCACCCGGAATGCCCTCAAGAACCTTCCCCTGCATCATTTCCGATTCTTGGTCTTTAGCTCTTTGCGTATCCATCTTAGAGTTTTGGTCTTGGAAGTTTTCGGAGAATGACTCAGATAGAGCATGTGTCTTAATATACTCTTGAATCAAATCCGCCATTCCTGGGGCGTTTCTTAACATTGGGTTACTAATCACCGGAACCAACTGAGCAAGTGCCTGTTCAATCTTCTGCATCTTTACAATTCTGCTCATAGGAAGAAGTGAGTCAATGTCTATTTCAACATCAAGGTCGCCTGTTATGTCTATGTATTGTCCTTCTACAGAAAAGTAAGAAGTCCCATTTATCTTTTCGGCCTCTAGTTTACCTTCTGGTGACTCAAATAGTCTTTGACCACGAACCATAATCTTCTTTGGCTCTTTTTGGGTCTCTTTGCCGCTTTCGTCAAACTTTGTTGTGTAGGCATCTGGGTATTTTTGTTTGATAATAGCAATCATTTGCCTTACTGCGTCTGTGTAACCATAAGACCAGTTCTTGACGTACTTTCTGACATGCTTAAGTCCTGATTCCAAAACCAACATATTCGTTCGTACTGCGGTGTTTGCTTTCGGAAGTGAGCTTGCAAGTGCGTTGATACCTGAAATCTGAGTCGCTTCTTCTGAGAGTACATTTCTCATATTGAAGTAATCAACCTTGATTCCTGGCATATCGAGGACTCTGATAGAACCTTGGTCTACAGGTCCATCTATATTTATCTTTTGGCCCGGTTCTGTTCTCTCCCATTGTTGGTCAATATCTGGAAATACTTGAGAGTTAATAAGAATAGGTGGGTTAATCGCCAATTTATATTGGTCAATCGCCATATTCTTCATTGTTTCTTCTTCCCCTTGGTTGGATTCCAAGAGAGCAGGAAGTCCAACTCCATAGAACATATCAGGGAAATCGACCATTTTGTGGAGTACAAATGGAAGTTGCTTGTGGTTGTAAGGAAGAGGACCCTCCCTAACGAGAATATCGTTTGCGACAACAATAAACCTATCTGTTTGTTTGTTATAGTATTGAATGACCTCTACTTTATTTTTGGAGCCAATGTCTTGTGGGGTTCTGAAGAAAGGAACTCCTTCTGTGTACATCCTTTCTGCAACATACGCAGGATAAACTTTGTCGATATTCTCTTTAATCACCCAAGGGTCGGAACTTCCTTTCCATTCTGCTCTAAATTGCTCTAATGAAGGAACAGTTCTCCACACACAATCCACGGCTTCATAAGCAGGACCTCTCATACAACGAGCATCTGGGTCGATAAAGAACTCATAGTTGGAAACAGGAATTAAACCAATATCGTCGTACTCTACAATCTCTACCTTTTTAGTAAGGGGCTTTTTCTCTTCCATTAAACGCTTTCTTGAGCCCTCTTTGTCCTTTTTAATCGCTTTTTCCGCGTCTTTGGAAGGTAAGATAATCTCCGCCTCACGGGACTTTCTAATCCAACCGACATAAGTAAATGCAGAGCCGTAGATAAGAGTGTTTTTGAATGTCTCGTTATTTACTTTCTGGAAGTTGCCCGAATAAAAAAGATGGTCAAGGATTTTCTCGTAAACAATTGCTTTATTTTCATCTTCCTCGTGGGTAGCAGTTAAAGTTGCCTTAACTTGGTTGTCCATAAACTCGGAGAGTGCCGATTCTATCGGTGCAAATGTCGTTGGAGCTTTTAGATTTGACCTCCCATCGGTATACTCGTGCCACATTGACCAAAGCTTGAGTGATGTGTTCCAATGAGAAGTCCAATCTGAGCCGGTTGATACACCGTCATTACTTGCGGTCTCAACTCGCTGTACGTCAGTAATTAACGAAGCATAAGGACAAGAAGTTCGTCTTCCAAGCTGCATTTTAACGAATCTATCTCTGACAACCTTGACGGTTTCAAACTCCTTACGAGTGTTCCACTTTCCCTTGTATTTCCGAAGGTCCGTTATATCAACGGTCTCGGTAATTCCTTTTGTTTCGTAATTAACTGGCATACTCCCCTAAATAATATTATTTTTTGGCTTCAATTTCCAATAATTTCTTTACTAATTCGCTTTTTGGCTTCCCAATAAAAGGAATGTCTTTCTCTCTTGCCATTTGTTGAAGGGTTCGGTAGTCTAGTTCTTCAATCTTTACCCCTTTGTTTGATTCTGTGGCGGTTTTACCTTCGTCAATGGGTGTTTCTCGCTTTATTTCTTCCCCACCAATCTTCTTTAGAGAGATTTTCTTCATATAAGGGCTTGATTTGACATACTCTTCGACAAATTCGTCAGTCCAGCAGGTAGTTGCGGTCTCGCCAGGGCGAATTTTAATCCCAACCTTAATAGAACACATGAGTTCAACAGTTTCTTGACCTGTTGTTGCCTTATCTAATCGGTCAAAGAGGTCTCTTTCTCTTGCAAGTGCCTTAATATCGGCCCTCCAGTAGTCAATTGGCATAAAAATCTCAATAGTATTCTCTGCGATAAGTCGTTCAATGGAAATATGAGGTACTAATTTGTATTTAGGACCAGCAATACCTCGGTAACTCTCTTCTCCAATTTTGGTTTTCTTGGTTGCCTCGTAGTAAGCAAGTGTTTTAGTGTCTCTCAAGATGTCTAAGATGTCATCTTCTTTCAAATGGAGGAGTTCTTCTGTGTCTGTGACCTTATATTGTTCAAAAATCTTGTCCAAAGACGTATTTTTGATGGTGTAAGTATCTTTTACCTTGTTTGCCATGTAGGTTTGTATAAAAATTAGTCATTACAACAGTGAATTTGACTCTCCCAGCAGTGAATGACTGCTATATTATAACCTAGATAAGTAGAATCATGTTAATTTAGTAGCCGGTAACTGAATTTGAGACAAGTTTTTTCTTTTTACCTCGTAATTTCTGCAAAAATAGTGGCTCATCAGCCCACGGGTCCCCATCTCTTGCCCGTTTTAGTCGTGCAGCAGGTCTTCTTAGGCTCATAATACCGTATCTTGTAGAATCGTAGCCGTGGTCCATAGAATCTGACTCAACATCTTCCCCTCTGCGGTTTTCAGCGTGCACAAGAGCAGGGATTTCTTCGATTAAATGGGTACAAGTAGACCAAATTCTCATTAAGGGGTCGTTCAGTTTGTCCCAATGTAAGTATTCTCTATAAAGACGTGCTCCTTCCTCTCGTGAGTTATTTGCCGGCTCGGTTCGCATTTGGAGATAGGAATTAACAATCTTAGAAGTTGAAAGTCCTGTTTGATTTGAGGAAATATCCATAGAAGGGTCGTAAACAAACTTCCCAATTTTTCTCAGTAGGTCCATAATGCCTTCCCCCATGAGAGCGGAGACTATATTAGTAGCTGCTTCAACTGCGGTTTCTCCGGTGTGGTAGTATTCCCAGATAATTTCGACCTTTCCGTCTCTATCTTGGGCTAAAATATACACCGCACGAGGTCTTAACGTGCCTTCATCCCAAGAAAGAACGTAATCCCATGTCTGAGGAGCGGTTCTTAAATCAAATCTTGGGTCGATAACGTGTTTCTCTTTACGAAATTCGGTAAAGAACTGTCCAATAAAGACGTTCCAATCTCCGTCTAAATACGCCTTACGCTGTTCGGTAGGTAAAGATTCCAAACGGTGAACGTAATCAGGGTCATTGTCCATAATTGATGGGTTATCGTACACTTTTGAGGGCACAAAGGCGTAATCTGACCCTCTTTCAAACTCAGTAAGTCTCTTATCTATGAAAATTCTCTTTAACCAACCGTGTCCGACACCACCAGGGTTGCCCGTTAAAAGAAATCGAGGTTTTAAGTCTGTTCTAGTAGTACGATTAGAAGCCCGTAAGATTGAAAAGGTGTTTTCA